CCGGTATCAGCTGGGTTACCGGTGTACTTCTCCTTAGTGCTGAGCTGTTTGCCTGCGAATATCAATCCAACTATCGCAAGAAGAGGTAGTGGATCCATTACTTCTATCACAGAAGTTTTTTAGTTCTTCAGGTATCTGCGCATAAAATCGTTGTTCTGGTATTCAGCGGTTGTGCTGATAGGATCCTGTGTCCAGACGCGAACTGGGGCGTCGACATAAAAGTTGGGAAAATCGTATGGCTGCTCGCTGGTAAACTTCTTGAAGCCGGTTGTATCTACTGGACGCAGAGCATCATCGACATTCACAATGTCAATGATGAGTGGGAGAAGAGTGCCAGTTGGCTCGAGTGACCGGAGTCCTGCCTGAAGAGACATATTAATATGAGCATATACTTTTTTAGCGTGCAGAACCCCCCGAGCCTGCGCGCATCTGGAACTGTTCCTGGCCTCTGCCGTATGGCATGCGGTCAGGGTCACACGCCATGGGGGTGTCATGACACTGTGGTGAAAAGGGGACACCGTAGGCAGCCTGTGCAAACGCAGTCTGATCATTGGGGAATGTGTTGCCTGGAACAGTGTAAAAGTTTCTCATGGCATCCTTCTGACGAATGTGTGGGTGAATCTCGTCCCAAATCTCACCAATCTCCTCGCGAACAGTGGGGTAAAACGCAGCTGGGGCGCGATCTGGATCATCCGTATAATCAGTAATGAGTGGGTTCATCCAGGGATTGTTGGCGGTGGGCATACTCACATCCTTGAACATGCGACCATCACGAGCAGTTGGTCGAGCAAGACCCTCAAACACCATACCATTCTTGTCCAGTACAAACAATGTACCAATCACAAGGCCACCAAGAACCATGATACGAGCATCGCGCGTCAGGACATATACTAGTACGCACGCATACAGAACAAATCTAACAGTCGATGCAACCCGGTCCTTGGCGGGCTGCTTCGACGAAGGCCAAAATTCGAGGAGCTTGTCATTTCTAAAAATCTCCTTCAAGTCCATATTATTCTATTACACTATTTGTTTTCGAGAGCACCCCCGAGGATGTTCGACATGGAAGCCATCAGATCGGCAGGGTTAAATGTTGCTGGATCAATATCATCTGCGCACTTCTGAGCCATCTGCTCAATGGCAGCCAGAGTGTCGGCTGGGAGTGCCGCCATCAGAGTCCCGAGCATAGAGCCGAAAAAGTACAGACTCTGGAGATACTGCCAAATCGCATCCTTCGTATTCTGAGACAGCTCTGGAGTCCAGATCTTTGGAAGATTCAACTCCTTGATAAACTCAATCTCACTCGAGTGCTCAAGGAAGAATGCCTCATCCTTCTCAGAGATGTAGTTGGCATACGGAGTAATGCTGCTCATAAACTGCTCCATGCACATGCGAGCATTCGCCTTGCGAATCAACTCGAATGAAACCTGGTACTTCTTGATGGCTGGCTCGTCTGGAAAAGTCATAACGAGCTCCTGAAGGAACTGATCCATCATGTCATTGAAAGCGCCCACAGACGTCATATTATACACTAGGCTTTTTTCTTTATGCAAGCGGAAACATTCGGAGAGTCTTTTGAATATCGACACGGCAGCCAGGACATCTTGACTCATTCATCCTCTGGAGGCATGCAGTACACATGATGTGACCACAAGGGTCGATACACACATCTGACAGTCGGTCCATGCACACCGGGCAAGTAAACTTTGAGTATTGCTTCGCATTTGTGTTGATGAGAATAGACTCCATCGCCTTGGCCTTACCAGACCACAATGAAGCCTCCTCCTTCAGTTCCTCGATATTGCTATTCTTCTTGTAGTCTTGTATGAGCTTCAGCACACTCTCGGCAAGTACTGGATCACTCTGATTGATGGCTAGGTTCAGCTTTTTGATGTCAGTCATCTTCTCGACATACTCATTGGTGCGTGCGACTGCGTGCGAGTGAGTCTTGATGTACTCCTCCTTGAACTCCCCAAGAGTCTTTTCAAAGTCGAGCCAGTCCTGGTCCAGCTCCACCTCCGTGGGCTGAATGGGTGGCTGCATCCTGTGCATCTCAGTCATGAGACTGGCAATCAGGGACAAGTGAGTCATGTATTATAGAATACGCTCTTATTTAACTAGATGGACAGAAACGTGTGGTCCATGACACCGCCAGACATTATGGAGCTCATAGCCCATTTCGCAGACATTGATGGAAGACGAAGCCTTGGGTTTGCTCCACGCAAGCTCGATCTCAAGTGGCGTGAGTTTGTTCCCAAGACAATAGGGACAGAAGATCACAGATACTACATCAATGAGATGAAACTAAGCTATTATGAAATGTGGGAATATGGATCGATGTATCACGAAAGTATATCAAATGTCTTACCCAACACAAATGGGGCCTGGAGGTGTCAACCAGGGTCCGTAACTCGTAGCATCATGTGCCATGACAATATAGTCGAGGAGCACGAGTCAGACTCGTACGATGGCGACTTTCATATGGCGGGCGAACCGATCAGAATAAAGAGGATCGCCTCTGATGAAATATGATGAGATTTGTACTAGCTGGTGGCTATTACCGATCCGACTCTGTCAAGCGATTTCTGGGATCTCTGCGAGTCCCCACCCAGTGCTTCTTCGAGCGCGATCCAACGAATCAATATGACCCAAATGCGGTCAAAGTGATTTGTGGTGAGCATCATATTGGGTTTATTCCCAAGGTTGTACTGCATCAGTACGGCTCTGTGATGAGACTTGATCTTCCTGGTACAGTCACTCCACTCGATGAGCATTATTTGAAGTACCAGCCCCTCGTCGAGTGCATCTCAATAGGGTTCGGTGAGGATTCTGGGCTTTGTACCCGACCCGTTCGAGACGATAAAGTACACGAGTATTGCATTTAGGATGGCGGGCTTCATGTAGACGGAGTTGGAGGGAACTGACTCGTTGTTCAGTTTTGCTTTGAAATATATATACAACGCTGTTGCGACTGCTGCGAAAGCTGCAGCCATGAGTGGATCTCGCAGCTGGTCCATTTACTGTTTTGCAATGTTTTTCTCGGGTGCATCCGGGAACAGTACATCATCATCGTTTTGTGGGGGCTGCATAGACTCGGCTGATACTGGGATGCTCTTGACATCTTCAGGACCCATTGGCATTCCCTGCTGTGGCTCCTCATGACCCATTGGCATCTCCTGCTGAGGATCTTCAGTCATTTCAGCTTCTTGACCCTCCTCCTGCACATCTGGATCATCGTTGTCCTCAATTGGACCATCATCGATGACAAAGTCGGACGTTGATGTCGGAGAGGCAATGTTCATCGCCAGAATCTGCTGAAGAGGTACATACTTCTTTATAACCTTCTCTGTACACTCAGCGACGCGATCCCACAGAGCATCCTCTCGCTCGTCATCCGTCATCAGCTCGGACATGACGTATGGTTTGTTGTAGATATCCTCTGCTGCCGCCTTGTAGCACTCGTGCACAAAGTCCTCTGATTTGGGAATGTTGAGAGAAATCTTGTTGGAGGTTTTGGTGAGGCGGACAGAGGACATGATCTTGACGCTGCTGACAATTACAGCCACCATCAGATCGTCAAACCAGGGGCACTCTCTCTTCATTGCGTCTGTATGCTCCTTGACAATCGAGTTGTTCCAATTCTTAATCTCCTTCAGAAACTTCTGGTACTGAATGAGCCGATTCGCCTGATTCTTCATCATCTTTTCAGATTCGAGATAGAGCTGATAAAATGATGAAATCATCTCTGGGACCATGCATTCGTAGAGAACTTGGAGGTATTCCCTGCGCGCCTCCACAAGGACATCCATTTACCGTCTGCCTGGATTTTTGTTCTCTATTTTATTCGCGATTTTGCGAAGGTTGATAAAGGTGGGGAAGTCAACATCCTCCGTCACCGGTGGTTCAACTGGGGGTGGTTCGTACACGGGCTCCGACCCCCAAGTTAAAAAAAACTCACTATCACTCTGAACAATGTGATATCCCAGTTTTTCAAGTTGACGCTTGAGGTAGTTGGAAGCCTGCCGGATATCGTACATGGGGAACCCAATAACAAAGCCTGGAACCTGCAAAAAGACATTCGACTGACCGAGTTCAACAGCCTTGCGAATCTTGCGATCAAACTGGGTCAGTATGTGCTTGTAAGTCTCCTTTTTGATTTTTCTTCGTTCCGTCTCAATCTTTTGTATTTCACGCGCTGTAATCATACTGTACCCATCATATTCTTTACATCGAATATTTCCGCATCCAGACCTCCAGTCACATCCTTATAGTTGATGTAGCTGGCTTTGCCATAGGGCTTGAATGGACCGACGAGGTTGGGGTTGACAGTTGCTTGCATCTCAGTGACTCTGACTTGCTGGTCACCCAGGAGCTCAGCTCTGACATCATACTGGATACCGGAATAGTTGGTCCGATCCATAAAGAGGAAGCGGCCCACAATCATCGAACCCTCGGGCCGGACGAAGACAGTGTCCAGGGGGTACAGATTTGGTTTTTGCCTAACAACATCCTTCAGAATAGCCTGGATCGCCGAAGCTGGTACAGTGTCTTGACTCAGAACCGGCGAAGCCTCAAGCATTTCCACCTTACCCTTGAGAGTCCAAGCTAATCCAGCAACAAGCAGAACAATTGCGAGAGTCCGCATTTATTCTTATGCGTCAAAATAATTTCAATCAAATTAGCAGTAATAGAAGATGTCTGTGCTGGTGTTCAGTGACAAATGTAAACATTGTGTGTCGATCATTCAGTATATCCAGCAGAACCCAGCTCTACAGAGCATGGTCAAGTTTCACAACGTCAACAAGGGTGTCCCAAAACGGGTTGAACGTGTACCCACCCTCGTCACATCTGACGGCAAGATGCTGGT